AAGAAAAGACATGTTATGCTACAGTAACGTTCCAGGTAATAACAATAGTATCCCCAGCTGCCTTATTAACCGTACTAAAGGTTGTACGGCATAGCATATTACCTGTAGAGGCTGCATTTAAAATAGCTGCCTCAGTCAAAGCACCTGTACCGGTACCTGCAGGAAATGTAGCAATATATGTAAGAACGTTAGATACACGGGTTGTTGAATCTAATACTACTCGACCTAATTCTCCCCCTAATGCAGTTTGACCGGTAGCAGCAGCAGTAGCATCCGAACCCACTGCCATATGACTAGGAACTGCAATAGTATTACCAACCAGGCGAGCTGCAATAACTTGCTTTCCCACTGCTACTACAAGGTTATCAATTCTACGATAATCTTTTTGAATACCTTTTTCATCCAGAAGAATAACTTCCAGATTACCTTTTATACTTACTGATTCTGTAAACATGTTTTTTCCTTAAAAAGTTCTTTTATATATTTATATTATTAAAATACAATCACTGATGACCCAGCATAAATTTCATCAAAGTAATCTATCGCATAATCTACAAGTATGCCTGAGCCAGTATCAGTGATTGAAACATTACTTATATTATTATCAATATTCTTATTAAATACTTGCGAAAGCTCTTCAGATAATGATAAGCTATCATTTACTAATGAACTTCCTGATATATCATTTAAAATAGATAGTACATTTACATTATCAGAAAATGCGTCAAGTGTTTGAACTATGTTAATGGATTCAGAAATAGTTACAGTATCAGATACTGGTTTAAACACATTTAATGATATAAAACTATCAGATATACTTACTACATTTGCAAGTGGTTTTTGCAATTGATATGCTCTACTATCCAGCGTACTGAATACACTGTTAAGTTGTGTAAATACATTTTTAGCAGAAACCACTTCCACATTGGCACTAACATTCGCAATAGTAGTCAGGGCTCTATTTACAAATAAATTAGTACCAGCTTGATGTACCAATTTTTTAACAATATTATAGAAAACACTTATATCAAGCTCAGATTCAACTTGGTATGCAAATGGCTGATACAGATTCTTATCTTGTAAACGTACATCAGGTTCGGATAAAAAGCCCTGAGTCGCCATATATTCACCTGGATACTTTGCAATAGCTCCTATATCAAACGTTATGATAGCATCAGAGGGGTTAGAAATACCTACAGAGGTTGCTGAAATAATTGCTTGAGAAGTCGTACTTGAAGAAGCTAATAAATTACCAGTATATGCAAAAGGTGTAACATAATCTGAATCAAAATATCTGGTTGAGTCAGTTGTAGAATGAATTCCTATTAAAGTAAAACTTTCTTGGAATCCTCCTGCAGTAGTAGCAAAATATTTAGTAGATGTGGCCACTCCCAATGCATTGGATAAGGTAATAGTAAAATTACTACTATAATTATAACCAAAATTAATAAACTTTAAAGTTTGAATTGATCCGTTAGATCCAACCTTAGTAATTCTAACTAAAGTATCTTGACCTCCGATGGTAAGATTAAATACTTCTCCTACTCTAAATCCCGTACCCCCGAAACTAACTTGGTATGAAGTAGTAGTTGGTTTTACAATACCAGTGAAAATAGTACTAGTTAAGCTTTTTACAAATACATTATCATCTATTTCAAAAGGAACATCAACTAAACTCTTATAAAATATTTCATAAAGATTTGTAGCTAGAGTCTTTACTCTGACTATTTCAACAGTATAAGCAATATTATTTTTTACAAGATTTAAAAACCTATCTTGAAGGTTAGTTACGCTACCAGAGGTTAATAGTACCCGTATAGATGTACGGAAACTCCATTTTCCATCGGATGGTCTTAATACAAAATCATAAGGATGACTGGTAGTTGCAACAGTATCATATAAAACTTTAAAAAGTGTTTCTATAGAAAGGGTACTACCCTTGGCCTTATACAACCCTTCTATCTTTTTAACTAAGAGTGATTTGTTAACTTGTAGACTTATAGGTAGGTCACTTGCATAATTAGTTAAAAAATAATTTACAAAACTAGATGTAGTTTTATCTATATCACTGTACTGTCTGGCATTTTGTACTAATTCAAGAGCACCTTGATCTTGCTCTAAAAATTTATAATAATACTCTAAAAACGCCACAAAGGTGGTATAGTCAGACCTGATAAACTCAGGTAGCTGACTGCTTATTAAATCAGATACTCGGTCTTTTATTCTTTCAGTACTTACGGTATTGGTATTAGGGGTATTATCAATGTAAAGTATACTCAATGAATCATTTATTATAGAACTATCGGTGAGAGATTGTTCTACTACCGTGCCACTTATACTCAAGACTCCCTGCATGCTGGAATGAATTTGACAGATATAGTATAAGGTAGAGGGGGCATCATTTGGAACTGTGAAGGATATTGTTCCAACAGCAACCCCATTATTAGTAACTCCATCATTATAAGCACTACCTGTACCAGTTACTGCAGCTGTCTTTATCCAAAAAGGATGACCAGTTGCATTAACGTTAAAGGTATAGGTATTTCCTCTGACTAAATTAAGAGTTGGATTACTATTACCATCAATGCTATAGGCTCCTGCGCCTACATTAGTTACTGCAAATGTGGTCATATTATACTGAAGAGGTTACAGTAATAGTTGTACCGGCAACCAAGCCCCCGGCCTTATTAGTTGTAGTATCATCTAGTAGTAAAATTTCATTTCTTGAAACAGTCAAATTATAATTAGCTTCCTGTATAGTTCCTGTAATCCGGATATCCGTTACTCCGGCTGGAATACCCGATGGAGTAATACCAGTTAAAGAGATAATTCCTGTTCCATAATCTACTGTACCGACATTTGAAGATACAATAGCATTATTAACGATATTAACAAGCCTTAGTACACCAGAGCCGTTATCGTTTGGAGGGGTATCATTTGGAAGATCTGTAATTTTTACCAGCGTCGAAACTCCACTAACAGAGATAAAAAAGAAGCTAGAAAGTATAGACCCAGGCTTTAATGGATTTCTAAATTTTACAGCGGTATCCCCGGTAAATAAATTAGTAGTATTTAAAACAGGTATAATTCTACGTTGTAACTTAAGAGTAAGCAAGGCGCTGGTAATAGAGTTATTAGTACTGAGAATATCTTTTATCAAAGCTGAATGAATATAATTCTTATTAAACTTTTGTACGTTATTAGTAAAGAAGTTAGTTATGGTAGTATTAACCTGGGCTCTTATTTGTTCAGAAGATAAGGTAGTAATAGAAGAATTAAACTTTATATCAGCAGTAAGATTTACAAAGAATAATGAAGGATCAACAAAGACTGGGGTAACAGTAATACCTTGTTTAGACTTTAGAATATTATTTTTGATTGATTCTTTAGTAGCATCAGAAATAGTAAAAGAGGAAAATGGTTTTAAGGATATAATTACTCTACCATAATAGGGAGGATCATTATCCTCACCACCCCATACCGAAACAGATTCTGCTCCTGCATAATTAGCTAAGATCAACGCCTCATAATCGGTAGCAGTAACTGCTCTGTTCTTTGCTGCATTAACCCTGGGAGCATTAAACTTAATTGAGGTAATGCTTTCAGCATCCGCGCCACCTGTTGAATTACTGTTAACGGTAATTGCAATACTACTTGATCCCCCTATTGTGGTTCCGGCGGTAAAGGATTGAGTTATCGTACTTGATACGTTAACTACAGAACCTGTAGCAACCATGTATTGTATAGTAACGATATTACCAAACGTTAAACTCTTACCTAATACTCCGTCACCGAAAAATATTTGATACTTACCCTGGGGATTCTGTTCAAGAAAATAGATTTCTGATGTATCACTTATCCCGGTAATATCGGTAGATAGGGAATAGGTGGTAGTTGTGGTATCAGAAGATGAGGTCTGTACGCTGACTTTAATAGTAGTTGTATCTACCGATTCACTGGGTATCTCGTATTTTGCATTAGGTGTGATATCGGTAACAACATAACTAAAAGACAGCAAAGTACCTTCCGTAACATCGGTATCAGCAAAAGTGTAGGTTGTACCTACCCTGGAAGCAGTCTTAGCCTCGGTGGTAAGGAAAGTATATGATATCCCATCTACTGTAGATGTAAAGGGAGTATATCGATCCATTGTCAAGGATGCAGGCAAGTTAGATGGATTGGTAACTACTATGTCTAAGTTTGCTACTGCCCCCCTTGCCGATACCGGTGTATAACCTAAATGCTTGGCAATAGAAACTGCAGAAGATCTCTTAACTGCAGAATCTAAGAACATCTCATTTACCACCATATTAGCCAGATAAGCGTTGTAATGGGTATTATAGGCTAAGATATCCAATAGAGTAGATAATCCTGATCCTTCAAAATCATAATCGGTAAATTCGGTTTGAGCGTTTAAAAACGTTTTTAAGTTTGACTTAATTTGATCAAAATCAAGTTCGGCTATTCTTAGATTAGACATTATCTTATTCTTGTTATTAATGTGGTTAAAGTAATGGGTCTATCGGAGTTATTTAATCTAAAAATTATATCGCAAATAATATCATTTTCATCGACTTTTTCTCGCAAACTTATTTCTAATACCGTTACTCTAGGCTCGAACTTAGAAATTGTATCTATAATAGTCTTTTTCATGACCTGTACTGTTACAGGGTTAAAGTTCTCAAATAAAAGACCATGTATTTGACAACCAATCTCTGGATGAAAGGGACGCTCGTAATGTCTCGTAGACACTAAATTTCTAAGAGATTGCTTGACTGCTTCTTCATCGTTCTTTTTTAATACGTCGCCGGTGACCGGATGAATAGAAAAAAGAAGATTTAAGTCTGAATATTGTCTGGTATTTCTGGTAGCCATGTTTATATTTATATCAGTTTGCGAAGGTATTCGAGCTTCCTTCACGGATACTATCGTTTCTTGTGTCTCTATCTCCTATTCTACAAATCCCTCTTCCGTTTGCAAAAACTTTAGAGCTTCCCCCTACCATTGTATCCAGGCGTGTATCCCTATCACCGATTCTAACAACACCAAACCCGTTTACAAAAACGGTAGAGCTTCCATTATTCTTAGTATCGTTTCTGGTGTCTTTATCACCAATTCTTGCAATCCCAGCCATTATGCTAATTGTGTTAGACCCTGGGAGTGGGTCTTATGGTTATAGAAAGTTAATACCTGACTTCTATTCTTAACAGAATAGGAAATATGAATCCAAGGATTTTTTGCATAGCTGCAATACTCTAATATCATTTGATCGTATTTAAGAACTTTTGCAAGTTTAGTAGCTATTTCAAAATATTCTTTCTTTGTAATGCCTTTAAATTGTATATCTACGCCTTGACCGAGAGGGTGCTGGGAGGTCTTAGCATTAGATGCATTCCCTGGATCCCTGAAGGCTGATGTAACAAACATATTAGGGTATATCTTCTTTACTGGTTCAAGCACATTAAGCGCTATAGCCTGTAGATTAAAAATGATTTCCCCGTAAGTAGCTTTTTCATGACCCCGGATAAGGTCCCGGGTAACTGCTGCTTTACTTGATAACATCTCAACTGTAAAGTTTGGCGATAGATTATAATTACCTGGCAATTGCGTTACAGTTTTTAACTTAACATCTGGTTCAACAAAGTTCTGCTGCTCAGATTCCACTGTTGCATTATCTACTGCAGTCGGTGGTTCTGATAAATCAGCTGCATTAGCAAATCCTTCACTTATAATTAAATTCTTTTGACTATTAAAGTCTTCTAGAGATTGAGTTTCTTCTTCTAATGCAATCGACCGACTATCGGCTAAAGAAAGAACCAAAGGATCATTTTTATCGTTATCGGTTATATCTTTGCGGCCTGCAATCACCCCAATCTTAGAAGATCCTGCAATAATGCTTTCTTGAGATTCAGAAGCAGCACCGGCATTACCTGATTGTAGGTGTGTTTCACTGCCATCGAGATTAACGCTATTACTAGCTAGTAAATTAATTGCTGCACCAGAATCAATATTAGTATTATCTCCAGCTTTAATATTGATAGCTCCGGCTGCTTGAGTGTAAACAGTATCGGAAACAAAGTCATAGAGATTTGTTGCTTGCACTTTAATATCAGCATTACTACGCATATGCATATTTTCCTTTGAATGCATATTTAATGTAGTAGCTTTTTGATTCATGGTATAGTATGCTTCAATATTTACATTACCACTCGCTATATTAAACTCTTCTACAGCTGAAAGATTAAACGTGCCTCCTGCCTGGGCGGTAATATCGTTATGACAGGTTAAGTTAACGTCACCCTCTACCTCAATATTAGCATCATTACCAACAAAAATATTACACGCACCATTAATTGAAATATCTGCTTTACCAGCTATTGATATTTTTCCATTACGATCAATAATTTCATATGAAGATCCTTTTGTTCTTTTAACCATCGAGCCATTAGCATCTATTTCAATATAGGTACCAGACTTATGATAAATGTGAAGACGTTCTGAACCTGGGGTATCATCAATTTCAATAATATGACCAGATTCAGTTTGAGTTACTTTATTATACGGATATGCACCACGGTAAGCTGACTCGGGTTCATCCCATGCCTCACCTCCAGGGAGTTTGGCACCCTTCATCCTATTATTATTTTTTTCTTGAACTATTGTACCCCGGGCATCACCCTGGGCAAGTTTATTAGTCTCTGAAATACCCGCATACTCTTTAGTAGGGTAATTAGCATTAGGGTCAGTAAACCCTCTTTCTAATACTTCTAATTTTTCTCTATTTTCAGTAGAGTTAATATCAAACTGTTTAGCCTCTTGTAGAGCAGAATTAGCACCACTTGATACAAATATTTCATCTGCTTTATTTAATGCTTCTTCAGGAGGAAAGTTACCAAATAAAGTTTCAATATTATTAGTTGTTACTTTAGGTTTCTGACCTCTACCAAATATAGCATCTGCAAAGCCCCCGACTGCAGTAGTAAGAGTCTTTCCAACAGTTGGTGTAATGCCCTGGATTAAGCTTGCTGATAATGCATCAAAATTTATAATACCTAATTTATCAGTAGGTAGAGATAGTCTTAATTGAGATTGTAATTTACTAACTATCTTATCGGTAGTTTGTAAAAGTAATTGCTGTTGAATAATACCATCAATGTTATTGCTGATGGTAGTAGGGCTATTATTATTATTAGTAATATTTACCGGATTTATAGATCCAATAATATTTTTAGGTATATCGGTAAGTTGTTGATTCGAGGCTTGACTTACCTGCCTTACAATATCAACTGCCCCTACCTCAGCCACCCTCGATATTACCGCCCTTAGTATAGGGTTAGGTATATTTAAGTTGAGAGCAATAATCTTGTTAAAGATACTGTTCTCAAGTACACCTTGTATTTGTTTAGTTATTAAGGGATCCATTAGGTAATCAATTTAAGTAGTGCTTGTTTTTCTGATTGATAACGCGATTTAACACCAGCTCGTATAGATTCCGAACTTGATTTAAATAAAGTATCGACGTTATTAATTTTATATTCGCTTACCAGGGTTACGATGTCTTTATCTGTAAGGGTACTTTTATCTCTTAACGCCTCGGTAAAAGCCTTAATATTAGCAGGACCAAATTGTACTGCCCCTGACCAAATTAAATCCTGGACTGCAGGCCCGTACTTAGTTAAATCTAATCCTTTTCTTTGCAGATTTGATACTGCTACATCGTAATATTTCTTTTGAATATAATCGTGTTGTTCTTTTTTAAAGTCTGCAGCATTTGTAGTTGCAATCTCTTTCCATTTAGCATCAAAGGCAGCCGTGGCAGGTTCTAACCCTGCAAATTTTTCTTTAAACTTAGAGTTGTTTAAAAATTGAATAACAGGAGAGTTTTTAGCTGATGGTCTTGCTTTACCTGTTGACATAACTGCTGGTAAGAAAGATGCAAGTTGATAGGTACCGTAAGATGCACCACCTAGATCGCCACCTGCACCTCCATTGTACGCATTAATCGTACCTGGACCCTTGCCACCGGATTCATATTTTTCAGATGTTTGACCAAGCTCCCAACCTTCAACAGTTGGTGTACCGACCTTAACTGGCTCACCTTGACCGTCAACAACTATATTACCTGAACCGTCTTTAAGTACTCCATCGTTAGGGTTAGATACTTGAGGTTTTTCTTCTAGTACTCTAAATGCTTTATTAGCTGCCTTGGTTGCAATAGTACCAAAGATGGCCGGTTGCTGCATGTCTTCACCATCAAGGAAGAATCCAATGACCCATGTACCTTCAACAGGCCCTAGCGGTGAAGAACCAATACCTGAAATGGCAGCCGAGGTGATAGGTTGTATAGGAGTTGCCCAGGGAAGATCTTTTGTAGGAAGAATTACTTTATTGTCTGTATGATAGCCGTATATACGAACTCTACATCTACCCATTTTTTCAGGATCCATGCGATCTTCTACGACCCCAATCCACCAATTAAAACCATCCTTGTTAAAAATTCTTTGCATAATTAAACTTTCTCAATACTTTCTTGATCGACAAATAAAGAATCTTTTATTACTTCCATTACCATTTGATGTTCAAATTTATTTACTTTATGATGTATAGCAGTAATAAGATAGTACCCAGAATATAGTTTATCTTGAGCAGTTGAACCGGTATCACTTTCACTTTTACCACCCATTGAAGGGTACTCAAAATAAATTAATCTCCCTACTTCTGCATCCGTTCTACCTGGTACAGTCATATTCATTTTAATATTGGTAAGTTCAAGCATACTTGATAAACGATTACCATGAATCTCGCCCATTTTTTCGCTTACGTTATCAGCATAGTCATTAAATAGTTTTGGATTTTTAGGGTAAAAACTTATGTTGGTTGCAAAATTTCTAAATGTTTCATTATTAAAAACTGGCTTAGCCTCTTTACCAATGCCTGAAGTATGAAACTGCTTATCATAATTAGTTACATGATCATAATCAATCAGTTCATACTCTTTGTTAAATACATCTAGATATATTAATCTATTACCAAGATACCCGTTAGTATAATTTTTAATATAATCTGTTGACTCTATCATTTCAACATCTTTAGCTAAAAACATCTCTCTATTTACATTTTGAGTATTTTTATCTTCACGAACATTAGAGGCAGATATAAGATACCTACCTAGGTAATTTTTTTCTTGGTGAGCATTTCTAAATAAGTTTTCAAGAGTACCTAGATAAAAGCTTTTATTAGATTCAAAAAATATAAAGTTTTTAGCTACCCCATCCTTTGGTATGGCTTTAGTAGCTAACCAATTAATGCATTTAAATGGAGACCAACCAGGGGAAACAAATTTTACTTTATTAGAAGACTCATTTAAAACTATTAAATCAGTACCAGAATTACCTTCGGTTACATTTTCATTGCTTTCTGATATATTAAATTTACGTGTACTAGCTAAGAAGTCTGTAAATATCTTACCAGCAACATCTGTAACTATACCTTCAAAAGGAGAAAATAAAGGTAAAGATATATCATAAAAAAATTCAATAGAGATAAAATGTAATGTAAAATTTTGTGTATTATTATCTCTAACTATATTTCTATCAGTTAATTTATAGACTCTAAAAGTCTTTTCTATAACTTGATTATCAGGGAAAGAAGGAGTTCTTAGTTTTACATTTAAAAACTCTTCTCCGTGAATATTGAACTTATCGATAATATTTCTACTATCCGTTAAAACTATATTACCGTTAAGATAATTTTTAAATATATCTTCGTATATGTTAAGTTCGACTACAAATTCAGTAAGGTCTATAACTTCATCACTTGCGTTAATAAGTTTAAGTTGCTCAATTCGTACCTCCCCAGCGCGCTGCAGACCTTGTTCACCAATCATTATTCACTCAATTTCTTTTTAAAATCATTTACTACCGCATCTACATAGGAAGCTTTTAATATTTTAATTCTGCGTTTAGATTCATTAACTCTATCTTCATATATTAAATTAGTAACTGGGGTACCTGTAAGGGTAGTGGTAGTTGAGATATTACCAATTATAGAAGTATTAGAAGCTAGTACAAATTGATCTCCTGAAATAAAGCCACCGGTAGTTACAGTTACAAATACATTTGAATTACTTATCTTAGATGTAATTACACCTGAACCAATATTAGTATTATTGGTGATAGGGTCGTTAAGTGCAAAATTACCGAATGAATTATTAGATGTAAGTATTACATTCCCGTTAATGTAGTTTAGGTTAGCATCTTCATAGTGATGTATACCATTCACATCTGTGTATTTACCAGCAACATAAAGGTTTAAATTGTTAGTACTTAGAGGCCAGTCAAATCTCGGATCTATAATATCATTATAGTGCAGTACAAGCCAGTGTAATTCAGAATTTCTATAGAACTTATCAGCTACCAGTTCCGGCGTCTCTCCATCTTTTACATCGTACTCGTCAAACAATGCTAGATTATTTTTTACCTCATCAGCAAGAGTTACCCGGGTAGTAATGTTGGTTACGACTTGTACTGTACTTGTATCATCTAAAGAATAAAGTGTATAGGGAAAACTTTTAAAGTACATTAGTATCCTTCACTTATCATATTCT